TGCAGGAGGAGCATTGTCGGAAATACCTATAAGTTTATTTACGCAACGCTTCGCAGTTTCTTCAGGAGTAAAACCACGATTGTCTGTAGTTTCTACTCCTACCTTAAAATCATTAGACATAGATACGCCAAAAGACATGTTGTTCATTGTTTCTGCCTCACAACGGGTCCTGTTCTGTACTCATCTGTAACTTCTTTGCTCTCGCCAAGGAGTTTGAGACCCATGATGGCCTCAACAAAACGCTTTTCATACAAGACCTGCATGTCCTGTTCGCCCTTCATAAAGATATAAGCTTCCATTAAGCTTCCGTACAAAAGAGCTAAATCAGCATTTTCGCTAATCCAAGTTTCAGTATTATCCGGAACTATTTTTTCTGAAGTTGTTCCATTTGTAACGCTGTTAATTACTGCAACAGCCCCGCTGGTATCTCCCACCAACGCTGTGCCAGAAGATGCGGTTCCTCTAGGATAAGCATCTGTCAAACCCGCAGGAAAATTAGCAGTTATTGTCGTGTTGTCAGTTCCAGATGTTCCTGTAACAATAAAAGAAGAGTTTGCAACGGAAGTGGTTTCTCCGGCTGGAGTTGCGATAACTGTTTCTCCGGCAGAGAAAACAGTTGCACCTGTATAAGCTACTACAAACGTAGTTTCACTTTTTGTTAAACTTGTTGGACGATAAAAGTAATGAATTTCAGCCGCATAAGAGCTATCCGGAGTAGGGCTTAAAATTAAATTGTTAAGATCATACTGAGCGTAGTAACGAGGAGGTCCAGTTACTGCCGGATTAGGGTTAAAAGATTGAATAAAGTTTGAATCTTTAAAATCTAAAAAAACCACTTCGCCGGAACTGTTAGTAAAAGACAAAGCAAACGGAGCTAGAAAATCGCTTGGAACTCTTAAAAACTTATTAGAAGCAGACATTGAACCAGAGTCGTTCTTTTGAAACAAACTTAGCTGAACGTTCTTTAAAATACGTTCTTCTGTGTTTTTAATAAAAACAGGGAGATTACTTACAAACGTTGTCTCGTTGTTTTCAGTGTAATCAATTATTGCCTGTTTTAATGTAGTGTAAGTATAGCTCATGATATAACCACCGTAACATCTCCTACAAAACCAAAAACCCGTGTTGGTCTAGGCTGCGGTTCTTCTACTAAGGGAATCCCAACATAAACATCTAAATTTTCTTTTATATCAGGACGCGCATCTTTTAAAGCTTCAGGATCGTTTACTTTACGAAAGGGACCCAGTTGGGGCTGTTTAGCCTCAAACTCATCGCGACCAACAAGCATGCCGTTCCACTCTTTACGCATGTCTCTATACCGATACCGGAAGCCGGATCGATCAGAGATGGCATAAGAGTTTCGACCTGTTGCAAATTTGCTCATCAACCCACCCTGTAATAATCATATTTTGGAACAACGTTAAACGATGCCCGGTCACGATCTTCAGTCATAGCGCGTTCAAACTCTTCTTCATACATAGCTTTTAACATTTGAACACGATTAGGGGCTCGCTTTACTGCAATGTAATAAGCTAATCCAGCCGCTAAACATGGATAAAACCTAAACGGCATGTCCATAGTGTTTATAAAGGTATCTGCGTCGTCCATGCGGGTAAGGGCGTTATAGTAAATAACGTCAGTGCTGTTCTCTGGAACAGGCCAAACTTTTAAACTAGGAGTAACTTGGCGATCTAAAAAGAACTGGTTTGGACGGCTTTCAGTGGTTTTGTTAGGAATACTGAGATAGTCATCTCGGCTCAACCTAGACAAAGAATAATCCGTTCCGTCCCTCTGGACTACTATAGAAAGAATATCAATTACATCCGCGCCTAGAGCATATGCCCCAGTGCTTTCAACCATAGAAAGAGTGCGCTGGGCAATAGTCCACTGGTTTAAACCGCGGTTTGCCCATTCAGCCAGCATAAGATTTAAAGAACGTTTTGCTGATTTAAGATCATAACCAGTACGAACATCTAAGCCGCAACGCTCAAAAGCTTCTTCAATATATTCTGCTACATCAAGTTCAAAATCTACGCTGCTAGAAACTGCCATATCATTCCTCGTTGTAAATGTTGTCGAATATTTGGTTTACATCTAATGTATAGTCTAAATCAGATTTAGAATAATGTACATGCTGAGAGGGCTTGAAGTCAGGAGCGCCTTCTCCAGTTTCAAACCAAGCAGGATGAGTTACTCGCACCCTGTTGTTAGGCAACGCAACAATATTACCCGTCCATTCACCCGCTTCTAAAAGCTGCATAACATGCGCTTGCTTATGTTGAGCCGGATCATCCGCAACATCTGTGTCAGTGTAATCAACAGTAAACATATACTTAGCTGGAAAGAGTTTGCCGTCTATCTTTGCCATCCAAGGGCAAGGCGTAGCTCTGTCCAAAGTATATACCGCATGAGTATGAGACGGACAGTCCCAAGGTTGTGCGTTGTGTACCGCCATTGGAACGGGCCAATCTTCTAAAGGCTCGTCAGCAACCAAAGCAGTTATCGGCATTCTAGCCCACATTGCACCGCCGTGAACGTTTTCGTCACCGTCCTCATCAGCCTCACAACCCGTAAAGATTATCTGAAAGCTCAAGCAACGGTTGGGCATTGTGGTTACAGCAATTGCCATAGCATGCAGAAATTCGCCGTGGTAACGCTCATGGTTGACCGTATACTCACGACGAACCCAACACTTAAAGTGTGGTATATTGCTTTGCAAAAAAGGCACTTAATTACTTTTTCTTAGCCGCGCCGCCGCGTTTCATTTTAGCAGCGCCACCTTTAGCGTAGCCTTTTTTCTTCATCATAGCGCCGCCCATGCTTCTTTTAGCAACACCACCTTTAGCGAAGCCTTTTTTCTTCATAGCGCCGCCCATTTTCTTTTTAGCAACGCCACCTTTAGCGTAACCTTTTTTCTTCATTTTTTTCATGCTACTGATCCTTTTGTTTTTTTGCGTCTATTGCTTAAAACCTTTCCGCAACCCCGTGCTACCACAGTTCCGGCTACTTTGTTGCCTCTAAAAGGTCTCTTTGCTTTTGTTGTAGAAACCTCACCTCCTGTATACATATTTGTAACGGTAGCAGCTTTTGTATTTTTTACAACTTTTTGACCTTTAGCTCCCGCACGTTTCTTTTTTGCGGCAGTGGCGCGGCGCTGTTCTTTAGTAAGAGAACGAGCTTTGCTTTCAGGTAAACAGCGGTCAGGCTTTTTCTTGTTTTTAGAAGTGCCACAAGGCCCCTTTATGGAGCCGTCAGATCCTATTCTAACCCAGTTTTGGTCGCGCCATTTCTTTAACTCTCCCATTTAACTTTTCTTTCTAGGAGAGCGTAACATTGTTTTAAGAGTTTTGGCTTGTCCGGCGTGAGTCTTTGAGGCTTTATTTAAACCCTTTACAACCTTTTTAACTTTTCTCTTGTTACCTTTACTTAGCGTCATCCCTTTTTCCTTTTACTTTTCTTGGCATAATTGGGGTCTTTACAATACTTAGACGCTGCCATGTTTGCATAAGCACTGGGATATGTGTCGAATGTTCGCTTGGCCCATGCTTTTCCAGAAGGACATATCTTACTGCCCTTGCTTTTTGGAGAAGCTTCTCCACCTCTTTTAAAGTAGCTTAAACCTCTAGGCATAGCGTCTTTTTTGCGAGGTGAGGTAGTGATTTGTTTGTTCATTTGACTACGACTTATTGCCATTTTAACACTTCCATCTTTTACGAGCTTGACGCAAACGACTGTTAGGATCCTTTGCCGCTTTTGGAAACTTCTTCATCTGACCCAAAGAACGATCGCAATAAGACTTACGACGCTTTGCTGCCACGCTGCCTTTTTTAACTTTTCCAGTAACCGCCGTTTTTAACTTGGATCCGGGGTTTTTTCTTCGGTAAGCTTTAACGCCCTCTGCGGTCATTCCCGCGCCTTTTTTAGTAGGCCGAAAATTCTTTTTATTTCGCGCAGGCATTTCACCTTTGCTGGCTTTTTTACTAGGTTTAGCCATACTTTTTACGCATATACAAAATGATTGTATATGTGTCTGCGCCTGTATGACCTATTGTTGTAAAAGCAAGGTCCCCGGTTTTGCCACTTCCTGAGTTGTTGGTTAAACCACCAAAAACGGTATAGTCGTGAGAGCCGCTCTGGTTTTCGCCAAGCTCAATGCAAAATGCGTTCGTAGTCGCATCCCAAAAAATCTGAACTTTCATACCGATGCACTGCCACCAAATACGTTCAATCACAACGCCCGTACAAGCGTCACCATCTACACTGGGTTCCAAAGCAGAAACATCAACCTTTGTGACGGCGGACTCTCCGGTCCCGTCAGAAACGTTAGTGAACTTCATAACGACCTGTTTACCGCCGTCGATCAGCGTTTGTGAGGTTACAGCATCCGCCATATTAATCTCCTATAAAATATAGGCGGGGCGTTAGCCCCACCAGATTAATTAC